CCTACGTTGCAATCGTGCCGATGGTCGACACGTTCGAGGTCGAAGCGGACGACGGACCGAACGCCGAAGTGCAGGAAGCACGGCTCTCCGTGTTTTCTAAAACGAATTACAAGACCTTTGCGAACAGCATCGTAAAGGCGCTGCTGAAAGCCGGACTCACCGTCACGGCGCGGCAGTATATCGAGTATGAGAGCGACACCGGATACCACCACTACAATATCGACGTCGCGCAGGCATACGATTATACAACAGAGGAGGAATAACATGGCAACTATCGGGCTTGATAAGCTCTATTATGCCGTTATCACCGAGGACGCCAACGGCAACGAGACCTACGGCTCGCCGCAGGTGCTGGCGAAGGCGATGACCGCGAACATCACCGTGAACGTTGACGAGGCGACGCTGTACGCAGACGACGGCGCGGCCGAGAACGTCAAGGAGTTCAAGGATGGCACGATCACCCTCGGAGTCGATAACATCGGCACCCAGACTGCCGCGGACCTCTGCGGCGTAACTGTCGACGACAACGGTGTCGTCACAAGCACCGACAACGACGCGCAGAAGTACGTCGCGGTCGGCTTCCGTGCGAAGAAGGCGAACAAGAAGTACCGCTACTTCTGGCTGTATCGCGTTCTGTTCAAGGCGCCTGGCATCGAGCTGAACACGAAGGGCGACAGCATTTCGTTCAGCACGCCCACCATCGAAGGCACGTTCTATCGCAGGAACAAGGTCATCACCGGCACGGACAATCATCCGTACAAGAGCGAAGTCACCGAAGGCGATCCTGGTGTCAGCTCCACCGTCATCACGAACTGGTTCAACAGCGTGTATGAACCTGGCGTCGATGCGGAAGATGCGACTCTGTCCGCGCTGACCATCGGAGCCGTCACGCTGACGCCGACCTTCGACGCTGACATCACCGCTTACACCGCGACCGTGACCAGCGCTTCCGTCGCCGTCACTGCGACCGCGACCGACACGAGCAACGCTCACGTCGCGATCACCGTCAACGGCACGAGCATTGCGTCCGGCAGCAACGGCACCTTCGTCACCGGCGAGAACGAAGTCAAGGTCACCGTCACGAACGGCGCGACCGTCAAGACCTACGTCGTAACGGTCACGAAATAAGGAAGGAGAAATGCACAATGGAAGAAAACATCATCGTAACTCCGCAGCAGCGGACAGCAAAAATCGACCTCGGTGGTAAGGAGTACGAAATGCTCCTCACCACCGAGGCGGTTATGCAGATAACCGAGCACTTCGGCGGCGTTGACAAGGTCGGCGAGAAGCTGGCGAACAGCAAGGACCTCTCGGAACAGGTCAAAGACGTTCTGTGGCTGCTGACGCTGCTCGTCAACCAGGGCATACGCCGAAGCAACCTCAAGCGCCGTCTGGCAGGCGAGACGTTCATCGCGGTCAAGGAGTTCGAGGAGGGCGACATCGGCGTCCTCACGGACATCGGAGACCTCGTCCGGCTCAAGAACGACCTCATCGGCGCGATGATGCTCGGACTGAACAAGAACATCGAGAGCGACGTGCCGGAGGGCGCGGGCGACTCAAAAAACGCAGAAGCGTGAGCAGCGGGGAGCTGTTCACGCGAATTATCTATTTTGCGATGGCGCATCTGCATATGACGCTCGACGAAGTGCTCGTGACACCGTTCGGGTTTCTCAACGATATGCACGAGTGCTTCCTGCAGGAGCGCGGGCTTGCGGTGCCGCACATCGAAACGACGATAGACGACATCTTCCCGATCGGGATGATATAACACGGAGGTGATGGAATGCCTGACAATTTCGGAATAAAACTCGGTATAGACGGGGAAAAAGCATTCAAGCAGGCGCTCCGTGAAATAAATCAAGACTTCAAGGAACTCGGCAGCGAGATGAAGCTCGCGACGTCGCAGTTCGATAAAAACGACCGCAGCGTCGAGGCGCTGGCGGCTCGGAACGAGGTGCTCAACAAGAGCATCGACGCACAGAAGAACAAGATAGAGACGCTCCGGCAGGCACTGAAGAACGCGGAGGAGTCGTTCGGCGAGAACGATACGCGTACGAAGAAGTGGCGCACGGAGCTGAACAACGCCGAAGCCGAGCTCAACGACATGGAGCGCGAGCTGAAGCAGAACACGAAGGAAGTCGAGGACAACTCGAAGGCCGTGAAGAACTCCGAGGGCAAGTGGGATGCGCTCGGCAAGGTCGTGAAGGCGTCGGCTGCGGCGATCGCGGCTGCGTGGGCCGCGGTTTCCGCTGCGGCGGTCGCGGCGGGCAAAGCGCTCATCGACGCGACGAGGGCCGGCGCCGAATACTCCGACGAGGTAATGACGCAGTCGCAGGTGACGGGTATCGCCACCGATAAGCTCCAGGAGTATATGTACGCGGCGGAGCTGGTCGACGTCAGCACCGAAACGCTGACGGGCTCGATGGCGAGGAACATTCGCTCGATGTCGAGCGCAGCGAAAGGATCCGGCGACGCCGCGAAAGCGTACGCGAAGCTCGGAGTGTCGGTCACGGACACCAACGGCGAACTGCGCGACAGCGACACGGTCTATTGGGAACTCATCGAAGCGCTCGGCAAGGTTGACAATGAGACCGAGCGTGACGCGCTGGCGATGCAGGTGCTCGGAAAATCCGCGCAGGAGCTGAACCCGCTCATCAAGGCCGGCACCGATAGAATGAAGGAACTCGGCCAGGAAGCGCAGGATATGGGCTACGTGTTGAGCGGCGACACGCTCAACGCATACGCGGCCTTCGATGATAACCTGCAGCGCCTCAAGAATACCGCGATGGCGGCGAAGAACGCCTTCGGGCAGGTTTTGCTGCCGACGCTGACGAAGCTGTCGAGCGTCGGAACGGACGCGCTCGGCAAGCTCTCAAAAGGATTGAGCGACGCGAACGGTGACCTCGGCAAAATCGGAGACGTAGTCAAAGAGGTTCTGCCGGAGGTGCTCGACGTTGTGGCCGAAATCGTGCCCGAAATCATCGAGATCGTCATCTCGGCGCTCGGAGCCATCGGCAAGACGCTGGTCGACCATCTGCCGCAGCTCATCGACACGGTGGTCGAACTGCACTCGCAGGTGCTGAACGCGGCATACGGAATGCTGCCGAAGGTTGCGGCGGCTGTGGTGCAACTCCTCAAAGGCGTCGTCAAGACGCTTGCGGACAATGCGGGAATGATAATCACGGCGGTCATCGACATGGTCTCGTCGCTCATAACAACGATAGCCGACTCGCTGCCGGACATCGTCAAGGCGATAATCGACATAATCGAGGCGGTGGCGAAGTCGCTCATAGACAACCTTCCGACGCTGGTTGAGTCGCTGATGAAGGTCATCACGTCGCTCATCACGACGATAGCGGACTCGCTACCGCGACTCATCAGAACGCTCGCGGATATCGTAACAGCGCTCGTCAGGCAGGTGCCGAGCATCATCCGTACGCTCGTCGAGAACCTCGACACAATAATCACGTCGCTGCTGAACGGCATTTTGGAGGCGATACCGGAGCTCATCAAAGCGGTCATTCAGGTCGCCGTTGAACTCGTCAAGGCGACGCCGCAGATTATCACGGAACTCATTAAGATGGTGCCGCAGATAATCAAGGGTATCGTCGATGCGCTGCTCGATCCGAAGAATATCTGGGAGCTCATTAAAGCCGGCGGCGAAATCATCGTCGCGCTGGGCGAGGGCATCTGGGAAGGCCTGAAGGCGCTGGGCGAGTCGATTCTCGCGTTTTTCCGCGGTATTTGGGACAGCATCAAGTCGATTTTCTCATCTATTTGGGAGGGTATAACCGGGCTGTTCAGCGGCAGCAGCGGCGGCATCGACGATGTCATCGCGCAGCTTGAGAAGGACCGCGGTATCAAGTTCAGTTCGTCAGCGGTAACCGACATCAAGAAGATATGGAGCAGCGGCGGCGGCGCGGTCGGCAACATCGCCGACACGATGGGCAAAATCAACGTATATATCGATAACTACGTCGCGAACGACAGCTCCGACATCGAGCAGCTCGCGGAGCGCATAATGAGCGCCGCCGAACGCCAGGCGCTGCGAATGGGGGCGATGTATTATTAACACATTCACCTATAACGGCAGGAACTCTGCGGAGTTCGGAATACGCATCCGAGCGGCGCAGACGTTCAATGCGCCACGCGCTGACATCTCGCAGATAACAATACCGGGGCGACACGGCACGTTGATACAGCCGAATAACCGCTTCGAGAACGTATCCGTGGTCTACGAGATATTCGTCGTCGCGTCGAGTATAACGGACCTGCGCGACAAGATAACAGCAATCGAAGGATGGCTGCTCTCGGAGCCGAACGAATACCACGAACTCACGGACACATACAATCCGGGGATGCTTCGTAGAGCCGTATTCATCGGTCCAAACGACTGGGGCGTGACGCTCCGGCGTGCCGGTACGGCGACGCTGACGTTCACGTGCTATCCGTTCCGCTTCGACGCGGAGGGCTATGAGGAGGAGATAAGCATCGCCGAGGGCGGCGAGCTGGTCAACCCCTTCGCATTCGATGCGGCGCCGATAATCGACGTCTACTCACTAAGTAGCAACGTGAGCGGTACGTTCACTATTACGTCGGATTCGTTGACAAAGACGTGGACGGTGACGTTCGGCGAAGGCGTGACACACATCGCTATTGACTCCGAGAATATGACGATTGTGGCGGGAACGGTGAACTACTCTGGTCACGTGACCGGTGATGGGTTCCCGATGCTCGCTCCTGGCGAGAATACGATAACGATGACCGGCGCCGTTGCTGATGTGGTTGTGACGCCGAGGTGGAGGACGTTATGATTCCGATACTTTACGAGTCTACGGCGACGACATTCACCACCTTCGGACTCGGCGCTCTCGCCGAAACGACGAGCTGCGTCGTTACCGAGGAGCGCAACGGCAAATACGAACTGCAGCTCAAGTACCCGGTCAACGGCGCTTACTACGGCGAGCTGCGGCTTGAACGCATTATCAAGGCGAAGCCGAATGATATGGCGACACCGCAGGCGTTCCGCATCTACCGCATCAGCAAGCCGCTCCGCGGCAACGTAACAGTCTTCGCGCAGCACATCAGCTACGACCTCGCCGGAATCGGCGAGATGCCGTGGAGCACCGACTCGATGTCGGCGGCGCTGGTGCTGCAGCAGATCGCAACGGTGCACGCGACGGAGAGCTCGAACTTCGAGCTGACGACGGACTTCGAGACCGCGAAGCCGTTCAGCGTGACGGAGCCGAAGACAGTCAGGGCGACGCTCGGCGGCACCGAGGGCTCCGTGCTCGACGTCTGGGGCGGCGAGTGGGAGTGGAACAACTACGTCGCCACGCTGCACGCTGCACGCGGCGCCGACAACGGTGTCGTCATCGAATACGCAAAGAACCTCACGGGGCTGACGGCGGCGAACGACACGACGGGAGTTTACACGCTACTGCTGCCGTACTGCATCTCGGAAGACACCGTCATCACGTTGACGGAGAAGGTGCTGCCGATAACGACGGCGTTGACCGTCGACAAAGTCCTGGTGCGCGACTTCTCGGACGCGTTCGACATCGACACGACGCCGACGGAAGCGCAGCTCCGCAGCGTCGCCGAGGCATACCTGGAAGCGAATCCTCTCGGCGTACCGACACCGACGATAACGGTCAACTTCGAGCCGCTCTGGAAACTGCCGGAGTACGCGGCACTTATCGAGCGCGTCTCGCTCTGCGATACCGTCACGGTGCGCTATACCGACATCGGAGTCGACGTCAAGCAGAAGGTCGTCAAGACAGTTTACGACACGCTCCAGGAGCGCTATACTGAGATAACGCTCGGCAAGGCGGCTGCGTCGATGATTGACAACGTCGTCGCGCTCAACGCTGAGGTCGAGAAGAACACGCAGGCGGTCGCAACGATACCGTCGCGCATCAGCGCGGCGGTGAACGCGGCGACAGCGCTGATAACCGGACAGACCGGCGGCTACGTCGTCATCAACACGGACGCCGACACAGGTAAGCCGTACGAGATACTCATAATGGACTATCCGGACATCGCCGACGCGGTCAACGTCTGGCGCTGGAATATGGGCGGTCTCGGCTTCAGCTCGAACGGATACAACGGGCCGTTCACGACGGCGATAACGCAGGACGGCGCCATCGTCGCCGACTTCGTCAAGGCAGGAATACTCGATGCGAATCTGCTCCGTGCCGGCACGATAATGTCGCCGGACGGGCTCTCGTATTGGGACTTGACGACCGGAGAGATGCGGCTCGTCTCCTACGACAACACGATTGACTCTCTCTCGGAACAGGTGCGCAACGCCGGAGACGCTGCAGGCGCGGCGGTCGACGCGGTCGCCGCGATGGAGAGCAGAGTCGCGGAGCTGGAGGTCGCGAACGCGACGATAACGGCGAAGTTTTCGGAGCAGCTCGTCGGCGGCGTTAACTTCGTCCGAAACAGCAGCGGACTCAACGGCACGAACGACTGGACGTACACCGGAACGGTCGACACCGTCCAGGATACCGACGCGGCGCAGAACACCGTCGCCGGCGCGGCGTTCAAGGTGAGCGCGGCCGCAACGTTGACGCAGAAGATAAGCAACCTCGTTCCGGGGCGATACACAATATCGCTCAAGGCGAAGCGGACCGGCGGCTCCAGTGGATACGTCAGCTCGGCGGTCCTCTCACACGACGGCGTCGATGATACCATCGTATCCAAGACGGCGGTGTTCACGTGGACGAAGTCAACTGTTACGGTTGACATTTCGGGCACCGAGGCGACGCTGACGCTGACCTGCAACAGCGGGACGCTCACGGTCGCCGACATCATAATGACGCAGGGCGAGACGGAGCACGCGTGGACTCCGGCGCCGAACGAGATTTACACGACGGAAGTCAAGGTCGACCGGCGCGGCATTGAGGTCTCGAACAGCGACAGCCGGCAGCGCACCGTCATCACGAACGTGGAGTTCGCCGGCTACTACGACGAGAACAAGGTCTTCACGCTGAACAAGGACGAGACGCAGATGAAGAAGACGACGGTAGACGGAGTGCTCACGATCGGGAAGGTTATGTTCGTGCCGCGAACCGACGTCAACGGACTCAACGTCGTCGTCCTCGATTGATAGGAGTGCATAAAATAATGGCAAACAGCGGCAGAATCGCCACTTCTAAGAACACCAGTGCCGGCACGGGGTATCCGTCTTACGTATACGTTGACTGGAGCGCCTCACAAGACGCGGTTTTGAACCGTTCGACGCTCACATGGACCGCGAAGGTCGGCAGCGACTACGACAATGACCTGTGGGTTGCGGTCGGACCGACGACGGTGAGCTTCAACGGCGTCTCGACAACGATAGAGCGTAAGCAGGGCTACAAGGTCACGACGAAGGACTGCGTGCTCGGAACCGGCACCGTCACCATCGACCACGACGCCAGCGGCGCGAAGACCGTCGCGGTGAGCGTCAGCTCGGCGATGTATTCGAGTTCGCAGAACGTCAGCTACAGCGGCAACATCACCCTCAATCCGATAGACCGGACGCCGCCGGTCGTGACGTTCGGCACATCCGGCGTCAACGTCAACGGCTTCACGGTTTCGGCAGCGGCGACGAGCGTCTGCGACGTGTGGGAATACACCGTCAACGGCGGCACGTCGTGGACGCAGTTCTCGACGACGGCAGGCACAACGGCGAGCGTTTCACTTTCGACGCTGTCGCCGGCGACTGCGTACAACGTGGCGGTCCGAGCGCGCAAGAAATCCAACCAGGTCAAGGGTACCTCGGCGGCGAAGACGGTTCAGACGCTCGGCGGCGCCGATATAACAGGCGCCGAGACGTTCCGAGTCTACGCTTACGACTCGACGCTGACGGTCACGCTCAACGTGTACCAGCGCTTGCCGATGACGCTGGCGCTGAAGCGCGGAACAACGACGCTGTTCACGCTGAACCTCGGAACTCCTGCGTCGACCGGCGAGCAGACCGTCAGCCGCACAATCAGCGCGAGCCAAAACGACGCGGTCCTGCAAGCCTGTCCTAACGAGCCAAGCTTCACGGGAACGCTTGAGCTCGTGACGACAGACGGCGGCGACGTCGTGCAGACGTCGACGTACTCGGTCGACGTGCGTCTCGACGCGGACGATCTGCTGCCGGCGTCACCGAACTGGACGTATGCCGACACCAACGCGACAGCGGTGGCGGTAACCGGCAACAATCAGTACCTCATCCAGGGCATCAGCGAGCTGACGGTAACGCCGTCAACAGCGACCGCATACGGATACGCGAGTATAGCGAGCTACGCGTTCCAGATCGGGACGAAGCAAGCGAGCGCAGCGACGGTGACGCCGTCGCCTTCGACGATCGCAATCGGCGTTTTGGATATGGACTCAACGGCGAGCGGCGTGCTCACCGTGACGGATACGCGAGGATTCCCGAACACGCGCAGCAAGAATGTCAATATCCTGCCGTACGCGGCGCCGCGAGTCGACGTCACGAAGCTGCGCCGGGCGAACGGAGCCGGCGCCGACATCGAGCTTGCGTTCACGGGAACGCTGTCGACGCTGACAATAAGCAACGTCCAGAAGAACAGCATAACCTCGGCGCAATACCGAGTCAAGAGCACGGCGTCCGGCGAATCCTGGAGTGCGTGGACGAACATCGCGGTCACGCAGAGCGGCGGCACGTTCAGCTTCGAGAACCTGCAGCTGACACAGCTCGATCCGATGAAATCCTACGCGTTCGAGCTCAAGGTGCAGGACGCGCTCGGAGCGACGACGGAATACGACGAGGTCTTCGTCATCCCGCAGGGTATGTCGATTATGGAGGTCGTCCAGGGCGGCATCGTTATCAACGGCAACCTCACGGTCAACGGCAACCTCGTCGTCAACGGAGACACAGACCAGAACTATCTCGGAATCCTGTCCGGCGAGGGCGACGCGACGAACTGCTACGTCTACGACGGAAGCATCGGAACATCATCAAAACAGTGGCGATGGGGCACGATTACAATGCCCGGCGGACAGGGGTTGACCTGTCACGTTTCCGGCAGGGCGACGTGCGAGGTGCTCTTCAACGGCGTCTCGCAGACGTTGACGAGTGGAGAAGCAACAGTGATACCGTTGAGCAACTATACCGTCGCGTTCGAATACACGTCGAGCGTGTCGCGGATCACGATTGTAACACAACACACATAAGGAGTGAGACAATGGCAACGATAAAACGAGGCACTACGCCGACGCTCCCCGTACAAATCGACCTCGATATGGAGCATATCGCAACCGTCGATTTTCTATTCAAGAGCAAAATGCTTGAAAGCGATACGGTCAAGGTCGAGAAGCAATACCCGACCGACGTGACCTACTCGGACGGCATCTTTTATGTCGAGTTCTCCGAGGAAGATACGCGCACGTTCGCGGCGGGCACGATGATGTACCTCGATGTGAAGCCGACCACAACGGACGGGCGCATCTTGGCAACGGAGATCGTGCCGATAGACGTATACCTCACGCTCTATCCTGCGGAGGAGGTGGGCGACAATGGCGTGTTGTCGGATTAAAGTCAATGTCATAACGCCGCCGATTATCGCGGTGAGCGTTATAATGCCGTCGGTGATAGGCGTTGATGTCGGTACACCTCTTGTTCCGTACCCTGCGCCCGAATACAGCGGCGCATACGAAGTAACGCCGTCGCAAGAAACACAGATACTCGAAACGGCGGGGCTGAAAATGACCGACAACGTAACTGTCAATCCGATACCGTCCAACTACGGCTTGATAACTTGGAACGGCGCGGCTTTGACCGTATCTTAATGTAAAGGAGTAACATTATGGCTCAAAATGTTGTAATCAATGGAGTAACCTATCAAAACGTCCCCGAAGTCGACATCCCGAAATCGGGTAGCGGCACGGCGAAGTTTTATGATACATCGGGAGCGACAGCCACAGCTGACGACATCCTTTCCGGCAAAAGCGCATTCGGCGCGAGTGGCTTAATAAGCAATGGTTCGATACCGACCAAGGCATCCACCGACCTGCAAGCAAGCGGAGCGACAGTAACGGTTCCTGCGGGCTACTACGCATCAGAGGTAAGCAAGAGTATTAACAACGGCTCTGTATCGATTGCTTCGCAGTCAATCACCGCAACGCCGAGTGCGAGTTTTAACAGCACAACTCGCAAAGTGACGGTTACAGTATCGGGGAGCGGTGATGTAGCCGCAACAAAGACGGCGGGTTATATCTCTGCAGGCTCTGTGACTGGAAGCGTTTCCGCTTCGGGTAGCGGTACTTTCGATTACCCGACTAACGTCGTCGATACTACGATAGCAAGCGGCGGGGCTGCCGCTGGCGATATAAGGACGGGCAAATCCGCGTATGTCAACGGCTCGCTTGTCAGCGGTCAGCTCAACGTCCCGACCGTATCACAAGACTCCGACACCAAAGTCTTGTCGATTTCGTAATGGAGGCGAATGATGGCACAGAATATAACCATAATGGGAGGCAGCTATTCTGATGTGCCGGCGGTCAACCTCCCCAAGACGGGCGGCGGCACGGCAACGTTTACTGATGTCAGCGATACGACGGCGACGGACGGCTTTGTCGCGGATGGCGAGATTTACTACAAGTCCTCCGGCGACCGCTCCGTCGGCACGGCGAAATACGCCGGTTCGGCAACCGTGGGCGGCGCGGCTAACAGCACCGCTGCTATCCCATACGGCGTGTGCGACGGCACATCTACCTCGACCGCGTATACAGCGACCGTTGACGGCATAACCTCGCTGTATGACGGCGTTACGGTGCTATTGAAGAACGGCGTTGTCACATCAGCAGAGGGATTCACTATCGACATCAATGGACTCGGCGCAAAGCCCGTCTACAATAATATGGCGACGGGCAACCCTATCACGCCGACCAACCCTACGCGAGATTCGACTATATTTAACATCAACTACACTATGTTGTTGGTGTATAGTAGCACGATCGTGAGCGGCGGCGGGTGGATATGCTATCGTGGTTACAACTCTGATACCAACACGATAGCCTATGCCGTCCGCAAAAACTCGACGGCAATGCCTACCGCTATCCGTTCGCGCTATTACCGCATATTCTTTACGGCTGCTGACAACGCCCATTGGGAACCCGCAAACACCAACTATACCAACAGCGCGACATCTGTCAAGACGGTTAATACGCGACCGATTAACCCATTCGGCGCGATAGCGTACACATCGGCAAGCACAAACTACACGGCTGGCACGAACGTGGCGGCATCCACGTTGTGGTATCAGTACACGTTGAGCCTCGGATACTCGTTCAATACGACGGGTGAGGCACTAAACCTCACCTTTCCCGCACCCGTCTTCGTCAAGTGTGCGCCGCAGAACGACGGCTCCGCTGTCATTGACAGTACAACGCCTATCGTGCAAGCTTTGCCCAATACAGCGGACGGCAAGATTTACATCTACCTTGGGATGGCGTATAACGCTACCAACATCGAGCTTAACTACGAACATCCCGTGTATGAGTACAAAGACGGCGCGATTCGCTTGTGGACTAACACACCAAAGGAATTGCCAAGCGTATCGTCTGCCGACGACGGCAAGGTATTGCGGGTTGTTGATGGCGCGTGGACAGCGGCGAGTCTGCCGAGTGCGAATGGGGTGAGCTTCTAATGAGTGTATCAACATTAGCGGGTACGACGTGGGTGATAAATTCGACTCCCGTTATTTCTTCTTTCGATTCGTACGGAATAAATTTCACGAGCAATAGTAATTCATACGACAGGTTGGCATTAGACTCCATTTCTATATATTACTTATATTTCGGGGGCGAGGACTTCCCCTCTCGCGCAGACGAGGCGTATAGCGGTAGTAGTTGGGGCAACACGAATTATCGCACAATCGAGATTATCGACGGAACGGATGTCACCAACGCAACGCTAATCGCGTGGCTCGAAGCCAATGCCGAACAGCAACTGCCCGACATCGACTACCTCACAACCTCATCGGAACTGACATCGGTAGCCAACGCCATACGCATCAAGGGCGGCACATCGGCAAGCCTTGTCTACCCTGCTGGGTTTGTCACGGCGATCAGTAACATACCGGGCGCAACTCCAACGCAGACCAAATCCGTCGAATATACGAGTAACGACACATACACTATTACTCCCGACGCAGGATATGCATTAAGCCGAGTCAGCGTGACGGTCAATGTATCGGGCGGTGGCAATCCTACGTTTACAATTGACGGCGTGACATATCAGTTCGACTCATCGACGACCTACTGGTACGATTGGGTCTATAGTAACTACGCTCCAAGCGGATCGTCAATAGAGTCAACACCACAAGGCGCGCCGTATGTCCACATCGGTGGGACGCCGTCCAACTACGGGATAAGCGGACAATACCCCGGCGACGCAATAGTCGCTAACAACTCATACACAACAACAGCTATTTATCAGCCGACAGACCTGACAGGCACAACGTGGTACTTCGACGGGTCGCTCCACACTCCGTTCGATAACGACAACTATACCATCAGCTTTACGAGTAATAACGCTTCGTACACAGGGTTAGTGCTTGATGGTTACTCTATGCGTTATAGCAATCCGGGAACAACTAATACGGCTTACGGCCCTCAAAGCGGACCGCCCGACTGGACCAACAGCGCGTACCGCACGATAGCGTTTAGCGGAAGTCAGCCGTCCGGCTCGGACGCAGACAACCCCTCGCTGTATGCATTTATCAGTAGTAATGCGACACAAATATAAGGAGAGTAGATATGCAGTATATATTCACGGTTAATCCTAATGGGCAAGCGACGCAGATTGGTGGTTATATGCCCGATGATAACACGATAGTCACGTCGCAGACATTTCCTGTTCGCGAGGAGCGCAAAGGATACAGAGCAGAGTTGAGATACGACGCCGAAAACGGTGTGCATTGGGAGTATATACCCTATACTCCCGCCGAAATGCGCGAGACTGCATACAGCAACTACCGTTGCATCGAGTACGGCGGCGAGTTGCTGACCGTGGACGAGGCGAATCGTTTGTGGGAGGCTTATTGCGCTGAAGGAAGCGACAAAGCCACCGCGCTGACCGCACTTATCGCGGAGGCGAAGTCTACAATCCGCAAGATTCATCCCGACGAGCCGATAGAAAGCGAGGACGAGGACGATGCGTAACAGACTCAAATCTTGGGTGTTTTGGAGCAGCTTGGCAGCTCAAATACTCGCCGTGCTGACAGCAACCGAAATCATCGACTTCAACGCGGGCGAAGTTGTCAAAGCCGTCATTACGGCTGTGCTCGAAATGTTCGTCACATTCGGCGTGCTGAACAACCCGACCGACGCGGAGCATTTTTAATGAGGTGACAATATGGCGAAGATGAAATCACCGTTTCGTTGCCCTGTGCGCTGCACAGGCGGCTTTCCTTACTACAACAGCCCTCCAGGGCCGGCGAGTGCATCGCATAACGCGCATCACGGCGAGGACTACGTTCCGACGGATAAGAGCGTCGAATCGAATTGGACGCTATTCTCGGTATGCGAGGGAACGGTTATCCGGAGCAACAACAACGACGACTACGGCAACTGCGTCGTCGTTGCTCGCGACGACGGCTATTGGGTGCTTTATGCCCATCTCAAGGTTCGCGACGTCAAGCTCAATCAGCGTGTCATGGCAGGGCAGAAGATCGGCGTCGCAGGCAACACCGGCAACAGCACCGGCCGCCACCTGCACATCGAGGTCGTCGATATGCGCAGATATGCTCCGAAGTGGAACTACAAGGAGCACCTCAAGCATCTCGTCAAACCGAGCGACTACATAGACTTCAGCGACTACAAACCGGAGGGATACGACGTGAAAGTATGGACGAATGGCTCAACGAAGGAGCCGGTCTACCAGACCACAGAAGACGCGAAAAACAAGAAGAACCCGATCGGCTCGCTCGCTCCGAGGGAGTCGTGCTACTGCTACGGCATCGTGGACGGGTTCTACCTTGTCGCGTATAAAATCGACGGCAAAGCGAGCCGGAAGTGCGGTTTCGTCGTCTACAGCGGAGGTGTCAAAGCATGAGCGACGCAATCATCGTTGCCATCGTGACCGGCGTCCTCGCATTCTCCGGGACAGCGCTGACCGTCTGGGGCACGACGCGGAAATCATCTGCGGAAGCGGCGGCGCAGCGGACGGAGATACTGATGCGGCTCGACCAGCTCGAAGCGAAGCAAGACAAACACAACCAGGTCATCGAGCGCACATACGCCCTCGAAAAGACCGCAGCAATTCACGAGGAGGAAATCAAGGTCGCGAACCATCGGATCGCAGACCTTGAAGGCAAGGTATCATGAGCAGGATTAAGCAGAGCAGCACCGGCGCCGGCGAAGGCGTGAAGTTCGAGAGGATACGCCGCATCACCGGCTACCTCGTCGGAACCAAGGACAGATTCAACGACGCCAAGAGCGCCGAGGAGCGGGATCGAGTCAAGCATTCGCTGTGACGTAAAAAGGAGCCCTGCACGTGGGGCTCCTTTTTTATTGACAAAACGGCGGCGCGGTGCTACAATATAACGACGCCCTCCGGAACGCGTCGACGTTGGGTAGGGCACACGCAAGGCACAAAACGCCAGCAAAACCGCATTGTTGCGTGCTTTGTGGTACAATAGTTATACAATACCTATGGATGTCGAGGTGACTCGTAAACCGCGCTGCGAAGCCATAAACGGCGACGTAGCGCGGTTTGTCGTTTTTCTGCGTCGCGCTGAATCGCGCTAAAAACGGCGAGGTATGGCACACACAAGGCACACACAAGGCACGCTCATTCGAGGCGGTCGAGCTCGTCCCGGAGCTCGTCAAAACTGATGTGCGTATAGAATGATTCGCCGACGCCCTTACCGGAGTGACCTTGTATTCTGCGGCGATAGACCTCGTTGAGCTTCTGCTCCATCCACATCGTCGCGAAGGTGTGACGTGTGTCATCAGGCAGGTGCTGCATCGTTTCGCCGTCATCGTTGACGTACTCCAGAGCGCCGACCGCTTCGAGCGTCGGGTACCAGGTCTTGCGCAGGAATATGCCGTGGCTCCGTAGGAAGCCTCCTTTTTCGACGCTGGCGGGGATGAGCATCTCGTTGCCGGCGGCGACGCGGGACTCAAAGAACGGCAGCGTCCGATGATGGATCGGAACGGTGCGAATGGCGTTAGCATTCTTGCCCTTGACGATGCGGAACGACCGCTCCGAGAGGTTGACGTCGGCGGTCTTCAGCGCGTAGAGTTCGCCGGGGCGGACGCCGGAGTATATCAGCATCAAGATCTCCTGCACGATCGGATTGCCGGCGGCGTTCCAGAGCCGCGCCATCTCGTTGCGGCTAAAGCGGTAGTGTATCGGCGTCTTCGCCTCGACCTTGCCGAGCTTGAGATATTCAATATTGTTTTGAGAGCGGTCGATGATTTCGTTGCGAATGGCGTAGTCATACATCATCTGGAGCATAATCTTGAATGACTGCTGTGCGCACACACCGGAGATGCCGTCAACGATGGCTTGATAATCCGCAAGCCGGAGCTCGACGAAGCGGCGCTTGTGAAGCTTCTCGCATCGCCGGAACGCAAGGTTGTAGCGGAAGACGGAATTTTCGCCGAGGCCGTCGAAGCGGTCCGGCGTAGCTCGCTCGTAGACCTGCTCGAACGTGACGTCGCAGCTGTACGGATGCGCATTATATGCGGCAAGCGCGGCAAGCGCTTCGGTCTTCGTGGCGTAGAAGCCGATATTTTGCGTTTTTTGGCGGTTTTTTCCGTCGGGGGTAATTTCCCATCCGATTGTCTTACGAACGCGCCACGGGCGACGTCGCGCTCCGGGGAGCTTGCTGACGGAGCCGTAACCGTTAGGCATTCTCATCGTTTATCACCTCAGCGTCTGCTTCGGCAGACGCTTTTTTCTTTTTAATGAAGCGGATAAGGGCGCGGATCGGCAAGTATAACAGCACGTAGAAGATGCCGAACATAGCGTAGAAAACGCCGACGAAGCACCAATACATCAACTGATAGAAGCCGATACCGATGAGGGCGAGAACGAGCTTCCATCCTTTGAGACGCTGTCCGACGTGGAGGCGGAGACCGCTGGCCTTCCGCATTTTCGAGGTGACGGTGAGGTACATTGACATTTGTGTGCTCCTTCCTTATACACGAATAATCGAAGTGAACGCGACGGCCTTGCCGATGATGTGAACGTCGGCAGCGTCGCCGTTTATATAGACCAGGTCTTCAAACATCGGGTTACAGGCGGCGAGCACGATTTTGCCAGGGGATTTATACACGCGCTTCAGCGTCGCTTCGTCGCCGATCAGGACGGCGGCAATTTCGCCGTTTTCCACGTCCTCTTGCTGCCGGATATAGACGACGTCGCCGTCGAAGATTCGGGCGTTTATCATCGAGTCGCCCTTGCAGACAAGCGCCATATCTGCGTGAATTGAAGCGGGT